ATGCAACAACGAAAAGCAGCGTTATTGCTTGTGCAACGTGAACTTGATAATCCAGTCGTAGAGCAACAACTTACGATTAAGGATATCGCGGAGCAAGTAGGAGTTAGCGAACGGCAAATGTATCGTTGGAAACGAGACCCCGTGTTTATCGAATACATGAATATGCTTGCCGACGACTTTCTATCAGGGTATCGATCAGGTGTGTATAAGCAGATGCTCAAGCTCATTTTCGCGAGTCAGCCATCAGTTAAAGCGATGGACTTGTATCTTAAACGCTTCGGCCTGCTTACTGACCGTACAGTTACGGAAACAGCCGATAATGAATCCGATCAGTCAGACGAGAAGATTGCGGCTGATATTGAGGCGTTGGAACGCGAGCTTTCCGATGATGAAAGCGGTGAGTCATAATGCTATTTCGTCGGACGCTTAACGATCAAATTGATGATTTTTACGAACATACACGAGATTATCGGCTGTTTCAAACAGGAGCCGTTTATCCACCAATTGACGATCTACAACGTATTGCTAAATATCGCCGGGGGCGCGCGATCTTCAAGGGATTTTATGATGGTCCAGCGTACCTAGGAGAAAATCATATACTCGACCGGGCGACGCGATTACTGCGAGATACGCCGCTCGCACCGCAACTAGAACAGTTATATATCGCGGTTAATCTGATGGATATTCTTGTAACGAAGCCAGCTGATTTAATGGTCGGTGAGCCACCGCAATATGAAAGTGGGAAGCCGGATTCATCCGTTGAACAGGTCGCGCTTAATCGGATTATAGAAAACAATGATCTTAACGTCGCCATTCACGAGTCAGTCATCGGCGCTGGCTATCGCGGGGATGCATGGTTCAAAACACGGTATGGTTATTACGACGATTTTTCAGCGATTCCGGCCGATAAAATTCCGGATAATGCCGAAATGGGGCCGATCATCGAGCATGTTCGCGCCGACTATGTATTTCCGGAAACTGCGCGTGGCAACGTGAAGAAGTTTAAAGCGGTCAATATCGCGTGGGTTGAATGGGTTGAAACGAAAGACGAAGAAAAGCCGTTTCTAAATGTTGAGCGCCACGTGCCCGGATATATTGCCTACGAGCGGTATTCGCTATATGAACCGACGATTAATACGGAATATGACGTTCCACTACAGATATTTACGATTGGCGAGCGGGTGCCTACCGGACGCGATAATGACGTAGAAGAAACGGGCGTTCCGATGCTCCTCGTCGACCATGCTCCGTATAAATCGGTTGATGACGAGTGGCAAGGCATCAGCGGGATCGAGAAACTTGAACCAACGTTGGCTGCGATTAACGACCGGTTGACTCAGATCGATTATATCCTGTGGAAACATAGTGATCCGACATTGTATGGCCCTGATCTCGACGAGTCTACCGGGTCAACTGCGCGATTTGGTGGGCGGTATATTCCGCTGACAAAGGACGATGCGACGCCTGGCGCGATCACATGGAATGGGCAGCTTGATGCTGCATTTAAGGAACTCGATTTGCTGATCGGCATCGTATTTCAGATGTCGGAAACACCGCAATGGTTATTCGGCACATCGACGGCGGTCGATAAAGGCGGATCTGGAACGTCGCATACGGATAGCGGATCGATTAAGGCACGCTTTCTTCCGATTCTGTCGAAAGTTAAGCGAATCCGTATCCACTATGATAAAGCGATCCGAAATGCGCTATGGAAAGCGCAGTTACTCGAATTGTCCGCTAACAAAAGCGTAGCAGGGTTTAAGACGTATCAGGCTATTTATCCGACGATTAACTGGAATGACGGTATTCCCCGCGATGAGAAGGAACTCGCCGATATTATGAGCATTCGGACCGGTGGAAAGCCAACTATTGATCAGCATGACGCGATTAAGATACAGAGCGATGTTGATGACCAGCAAGCGAACGAGATTATTGCCCGGATACAAGCTGATGAAGATCGTATAAATGGCACCGTGGACGCGTCGATCTTTCAGCAGCCCGCTGACATCGGAAGGGGTAGCGGATGATACCGAATGAGCCGGATTTCGATAAAGAGATCGCGAATTTGACGGCGCTGTACGATAAGTCAATCGAAGATGTTCGCCGCGTCCTCGATAGTATCGATTTATCCCGATTTACACCACGTAAGCAGACGGCTATCTTGCGTCAAGTACACGATATACTCGCGCAATTGAACGATGAATCATCAGGTTGGATTACCGCACATATGGCGGATGCTGCGATTGCTGGCGCGGTGGTATCGGTACTAGCGCTTGGCGGTGCAAAAACGGTGGCGGGCGCAGAAAAGGCGATTAAGTCTCGCACAGTTACGGATGAACTCGTAAAAGCGGCTATGAGCGATACACAAAATGATTTACTTGCGGTCACACAGAATGTGGAACGTAAGGTACGCGCTGCTGTCCGTCAAGCGTACGGCGGAGTGCTTCGTAGCAACTTATCACGTGGGGTAAACGGCAGGAAAACGATGAATGCCGATGTGATCGATAAACTACGAAAGCAACTTGGTGATTCGCTTAATTCGGGTATCATTGATGCGGCGCATAGGCGGTGGAAGCCATCGGTGTACGTCGATATGGCGACACGCACCAAAATGATGCGACTATCGCTTGAAGCAACTGCTACGGAAGCGCTGAGTCGTGATGCACAATATGGCGTGATTAGTTCGCATGGTGCAAAAGACGGTTGCGGAAGATGGGAAGGTCGTGTTGTTAAATTAACTGCGGATGCGCCCGGTGATTATCCGTTACTCGACGATTTATATGGTGGCGGTTATACCATCTTTCATCCAAATTGCCGGCACGTTGTAAGCCCCGTGATGGATCCGAATAAATATTAATAATCGTCCATACGCTACGACATTAAACTAAGCGGAATTTGATGCGCGACGGCGCTTTAATAAACGGAGGTTATACGAAATGAGCGAAGAAGTAAAAGACGACGATACTAAGGTAGTTGAACTGGATAAAACACCTAAAGACGAGCCTAAAACATTCACGCAAGAAGATATCGATAAAGTCGTAGCAGAACGGCTCACACGTGAACGTAAGAAATATACGGATTACGACGAATTGAAAACGAAAGTAAGCGAATATGAAAAGAAATCCGAAGAAAGGCGAGTGGCTGATCTTTCCGAAAAGGAAAAGGCCGAGGAACTCACGAAGAAAGCGCAGGAAGAACGCGATGCTCTTACGAAAGAACTAGAGCAAGCGAAGTCAGCGGTTAAATCCGAAAAGATCCGTACAGCATTCATCACGTCGGCTCAGAAAAACGGAGTTGAATACCTAGATGACGCGTACAAGCTTGCTGATCTATCCTCGATAGAAGTCACGGAAGACGGTAGCGTAGCTGGCATTGACGACGTAGTTAAAGCGCTTGTCGAAGCAAAACCGTTTCTTGCGGCGAAAGCAAAGCCTACTCAGATTGGTAGAGCGACAAATGATAATCACGATCAATCGGATAAGACGGGTGAACAGCTACTTGCAGACGCGCGGGATAAAGCACGGTCAACTCAGCGAACCGAGGATAAAGTAGCCTACGCGAAATTGAAACGTGAACTAGCCAAGTAACAACTAAAAATGAAAGCTCAAGGCATTCGCAAATAGCGAGTGCTTTTTTGATGCTCAAAAATAACAATTGGAGTGAAATAAATGGCAAAAACCTATGATGCTTCCCTAATTGGTAAGAAGCTATCCGTAGTTGATGAAATTTTGCTGCTCAACCCATACCAGACGCCACTAATTAATCTGTGTGGATTTGGCGCACCTGTAACACAAACGACTCATCAGTGGTTTGAAGATGAACTTTTCGGCGATAAATCAACCGTCGCAGGCGCTAAGCTTTCCACCGATACGACCGTTGTTGTCGTTGATGCAGAACCATTTCGCGCAGGTCACGTTATTAAAATTGGCGATGAGTTGCTGTATGTATCTGCGGTTGACACTGGTACCAAGACGCTGACTGTAACTCGTGGTTATGCAAGCACTACACCGGCTGCAATCGCTGACGGCGCTAAAGTTGAAGTACAGTTCGTCGAAGGTGTCGAAGGCGCGGATGCCCGTGCTGCTCGTTACAAATCACGTACGCCACATCAGAACTATACGCAAATTTTCGATGACACTGTTGAAGTTTCCGGTACTGCCGAAGCGGTTCAGCAATATGGCATCACGGATTTGTACGAAAATGAGAAGCAGAAGAAACAGCTTGAACTCGCGCTACAGCTTGAAAAGGCATTGATCGGCGGCGTTGCCTATAATAACGGACAAGTTCGTCAGATGGCCGGCATTCGTTCGCTTGTTCAGACGAACGTAACAGACGCGGCATCAGCAGCTATCAGTGGCACGCTAATCAACGATTCCTTACAGTCTATTTTCGAGCATGGCGGTTTCCAGACCGGCGGCGATTATCATATCCAGGTATCCCCGAAGCAGAAACGTGCGATTTCGAACTTCGACGATAACAAGTTGTTTGTCACACGTGCTGATAATGCTCGCGGTCAGAAAGTTGATATGTTCGTATCTGATTTCGGTCAGTTCCCGATCTATCTTAACATCAACCTTGACTCGGATGAAGCGATCATCTGCGACTGCAATCGTATGAGCATTCGCCCACTCGTTGGGCGCGATTTCTTCCACAAGTACCTTGGCGAAAAAGGAGATAGCACAAACGGCATTCTCGTTGGTGAATATACGCTCGAACTCGAACAAGAAAAGGCATTTGCTCGTATTAAAAATTTGGCATAAGGAGTGAGTTAATTGGCAACGTTTAAAAGCCGATTTAAAGAGCTCGCTTTTTATGTTGATGGCGAGTTGAAGAAGTTTAGCGCTGGACATTTTGAAACTAAAAACGCGAAGGAAACGAAAATCGTCGATGCACTGAAAGATGCTGAGCGCGTCGATGATCCGAAAGCCTCCGCAAAATAAGCGGAGGTGAACGGTAAATGGCCGTAAATATTACGGATGCTGACGCATATATCGATGCAAGTGTCATCGTATGCGAAGATTGGGACGACAGCGACGAATCGAGAAAAACACGATTGCTTAATAAAGCATCGAATGTTCTCGCAGACAAATATGTAGGCTATACGATTCCTGATTCAGCAGCATACGAATATGCAGCGTTCCTCGCGACAGTATTTAACGACACCAATAAGTACGCGCAACAGGGCGTACTCGGTTTTGCTGTATCAGGCGTAGTTTCCTTTTCATTCAAAGGAACGCAGGTTAAGCCGTTCGACGATATTCCGAAAACTGTCGTGCAACTGATTAATGACGACGAATCAAATGCCGATTTACCATCATTATCATCTGGGCGTGGCGCAAAGTGGACGGTGCTATGATATGGCGTTAATTCCGATGAAGCAGACAGTTACACGGGTACGCACGAATGGTGACGAGTGGGACGGAATAACAATGACTGAGCGAACGCCAATGAAGTGCGCCGTTAATGAGGGAACA